AGTTGAAAGAAGCCAACGCTTTAGTCGCTCAATTGCACAGACATCATCAACCTTCGCAAGGCCATCGTTTCAGTTTAGGGGTCGTGAATGAACTGAATTGTTTAGTTGGTGCTTGCATTGTGGGTAGACCAGTAGCCCGATTGGCCGGTCATCCAAAGCAAGTTCTTGAAGTTGTGCGCCTCGTTACCGATGGAACGCCAAATGCGTGTTCTGCCCTTTATGCCGCTGCTGCTCGTACCGGAAAATGTATGGGGTATAACAGGATTCAGACTTACATACTGGAAACAGAACCGGGGATTAGCCTCAAAGCATCGGGGTGGAAAAACGAGGGGACTGCGGGTGGTGGACAATGGAAACACACCGATGGCAAACCTCGACGCACCGATCAACCCATCGGGAAGAAACAGCGATGGGTTCTTGAACTCAACAACAACGAATTGCCACAATGCCCAATTGTCGTGATTGACAACATTGAATACCAAGAAACATTGTTTTCATGAATCTGTTGTCTGACGACGAGTTTCTTCAACTCACCACCGCCGAACAAGACGAATATTTGCGTCTACTCGAGGCTGATCTGTCGGCGTGGAGGCTGACCGGCAACCTGCGGCAGGAACGCGCCCACATTCTGGTACGGAAAACCGACTGGCTGCTGTACGGCGGTGCCGCCGGTGGTGGTAAGAGCGAACTGCTCGCCTTCCACGCCCACGAACTGTCCGCGAAACATCCTGGTCATCGCACCCTCCTCATCCGTACCGCCCTCCCCGAACTACGCCGGTCGCTTATCATCCGCTCACAAGTGCGGTACGCCCAACTGGATGTGAAAGCTCAACTGCGGTCCATCGACAACGTGAAAGCCTGGTGGTATGACAACTCGAGCATCATCGAATACGGGTTTTGCGCCCGAGACGAGGATGTCGGCCAATACATGAGTGCCGAATACGACTTCATCGGGTTTGATGAGGCAACCCAGTTCACCCCCTATCAGATGCTGATGATCTCCGGCCGTCTGCGAACATCCCGTCATATGGCTAACCAGGGTGTTCGCACCCACGTCATGTTCGCCACCAACCCCGGTGATCGAGGCCACACGTTCCTGTATCGGATGCTCGTCCAACCCACCCAACACGGCCGGTTTGCGGTCGTTTACGACGTGCGTGACGGGTTTGAGAACCCTGACATCGTTCGGCGCGTCGAACTCCCTGATAACAACAGCGAACTCGCCCAACTCGACATTCCTCACGACCCGAACAACCATTTAGTGGTCGCATTCGTGCCGTCCACCGTCGACGACAACCCGCACATTGACCCCACCTACCGTAAACACCTGTCAATGCTCCCTGAAACGGAACGTAAACAGAAACTGTTAGGTGACTGGGACACGTTCACCGGCCAGTATTTCACCGAGTTTCGCCGTGATCTGCACGTTGTGGAGCCGTTCGAGGTGCCAGCCGAATGGCCTCGCTATCGGGGTATCGACTTTGGTACCGCTAACCCGTACTGCTGTCTGTGGGGGGCGTGGAACCCTGCCACAGGCATCTGCTATGTGTACAGGGAGGCGTACCAACGGAACCTGACGGTCGCCCAACAGGCGGCACAAGTCAAAGAAATGTCCAAAATGTCCAATGGCCGGTTTGAGAATGTCACCGCCACCGCTATCGACCCGTCCACCTACAGCAACACATCCGGAATGGGGACAACTGTTGCAGGTGTGTACAACAGTCTCGGTGTTCATGTCACCCGCGCCAAGAACGCGCGTGTGTCCGGCTGGCAGAACGTGCGCCGCTACCTGCAACCGGCCCCGATTTCAGGGGAACCGAAACTGAAAGTGTTCTCCACCTGCGAAAACCTGTTGCGCACCCTCCCAGCTATGCGTCACGCCAAAGTGCAGGTAGAAGACATTGACACAGATGACGAAGATCATGCCGTGGACGCACTAAGGTACCTTTTAGCCTGCCGCCCGTACAATGACATTTCGCGCAAAAACAAGGTCACAATGCCCGGTGCAGAAGGCAAAGTCCAAAAGTTCATAGAGCGTCTTGACAAAAGCGCGAAGAAACGGAGATTGTGAATGAGACTGGTTGACAACTACAACTATCTGCCTGGTTGCTGTTGGATTTGCCGTGGTGTAGCAAAACCGATCATCGACATGGAACAGGATTTGGACGGCCACAACAGTCCAGAGGACTTGAACCCGTCCGCTGTCACTCGTCTCTACATTTGTGCTGATTGTGCGGTCGAGATCGGCCGGATGTGCGCCCCGTCTCGAGGGTTGGCGTTCGCCCACAACGGTGAAGTGGACACGTTGAACCGTGTGGTCGCCAAACTCATCAACCGTGCCGAAGATGCCGAACAGCGTTTAGCGGCGATTGCCGGGGCTGTGCATGGTGTACAGTCTTCCTCTACGGAGAAGGCAGGCTCCGTGCCTCCGACCGACGGGGGTGATCTGTCGCACGATGACGCACCATCGGAAGCGGACGCACCCCTCGTCCGCAAGCGCGGTCGCCCTCGTCGGGAGGAATCGGCCGTCAACACCGACTTTGTGGGTGACCTGTGATTGCCACCGTCGCTATCGTCGTTTTGGCCGCCGTCATCGGAATGTTGCTACGAGAGAACCGTCGTCTGACTAATCTATTGTTGGCGAAGAGTCCAGCTGTCGCAATAGCGGCCGAGCAGAGTCGTAAGCCACGCAAGAAAGATCGTGACGACACCAAAACACGCTCCGCGTGGGAAACACCAGTTGAGGCAGTAGGACCGTGAACAAGCCGTGGGAACCACCCAAACCGCAAGAAGTCATCAACTTGTGGTCGAAAGCCGACCAATACCTGTTGAAAGAACGACGCGACTATTGGATGAACGCCTCCTATTTCGGGGGTCACCAATGGGTTTGGTGGGATCACACCCGTAACATCGTCCAAGAATTGGATTATGCGACTGAAGCGGAACGGTTCACCCGCATTACCGTCGACAAGTTTGGCCCGCGTGTCACCAACTTGATCGCCCGAATGACCCGCTCCCCGCTGATTTGGGAAGTCGAACCGTCCGGTATCGACGACTCCAACCTGCGTCGCCAACATCTTCAAGAGCAACTGTTGTTGTCCGAAGCCTACGAACAGAATTGGGCTGAGATCAGGGAAGAGTCTTTGCTGCAAACCATGTTCGGTGGTGCCGCCGCCATCTCCATTGACTGGGACCCGAGTATGGGTAAAGTCGTTGCCACCGACCTGGCGACCGGCATTGACATCCCTGCCGGTGGGGTGCGTCTCACTCCGCTAGGTATTTCCGAGTTCTGTTTAGAACCCGGTTCCCCCGACGTGGAATCAGCCCGCTACTGGATTCGCTGTGTCGCTTTACCCCCTGAGCAGGTGAAAGAACGATACAACCTTGATTTTGACCCGGTGCCGGATGCTGAAGCGGCCTTGTCGGCACGGCATCGCACCCTTCTGTCACGCCGACCGCAAGGCCAACCGCCTCGCCTCACCCTCGTCTACTGCTACTACGAGCGTCCCACTAACCGCACCCCCGGCTGTGTTGTCCATGTCGTCAACAACAAACAGGTGTACTCGTATGGTGACGGGCAAGGCTGGCCGTTCCCGTTCACCAGCCTCAACTTGGCGGTGTTTACGCAACGCCGTATTCCGCGCACATGGGTCGGCCACACCCTGCTCACTCCCGCCCGTGACATCCAGTACGCCTACAACCGGGCGCGCTCCACCATCCTTGAACATATGCGCAAAGCGGCGAACGCCCGTCTGATGGTGCCAGCCGGGTCTATCGAAGACGCCGATGTCATCACCACCGACCCCGCCGACGTGCTGGAATACAACGCCGAACTGGGTGAACCGCATTGGCAGACCGCCCCCGACGTGCCACGGTGGATCAGCATGGAAGCCGCCCAACTTGAAGCCGAAATGGACGACATTTTCTTCACCCACTCCGTGTCTCGAGGGCAAGCACCTGGCGACCGGAACTCCGGTTTAGCGTTGTCGGTTCTCGCAGAGAAGGACGACACCCCTCTCGGCCCGATGGCCCGCAACCAGTCGGCGATGTGGGCGCGCATCGGCAAAATGACGTTGCAAATGTACCGGTCGTACGCCTCCCAATCAGGCATGGTTCGCACCCAAACTCTCACCACTCCGCAAGGCAACACACTCCAATTCGAGTGGACAGCCGAAGACATTGAAGAGTTTCCGCAGGTCAAAGTACCTTTGGATGCGACCGCCCCCCGCTCTAAGATTGCCACCCAGTCGGTTATCACCAGCCTCGCACAACAATTTCCACAGGCTTTTCAGAATGTGGACGGGATTGCTTTGGCACGAATGCTGGACCTACCTGACCCTCGAGGGTTTCTCGGTTCCACCGACCCTGATGTCACGAAAGCCGAATGGGAAAACGGTTTGCTCATGCAAGCCGTTCCCGTCATGCCCGCCGATTTTGACGATCATGCCAAACACATCGCCCAACACAATCGGGAACGCAAATCCCCTGCATACGAACTTGCGAAGCCTGAAGTGCGTCAAACCATCGACTTGCACATCCAAGCGCACCAGACGATGGCGGCTGAGGAAGCGATGCAACAAATCGCACAAATGCAACAGATGCCAGGGTCTGAAGCCCTGCCGCAAGCCAACGAAGCCCCCGGCTCAATGGTCCCCCAAGCTATTTCCGGTAACCCCGGACTACCACAGGAGATGATACCCCAATGACCGACTTTGCCCCCGAAGGAGTGGTGGATGCCACCCCGACAGGAGAAGCCCCTGCCGAAACCCCTGCCGACATCAACTGGCAAGAGAAATATCAGGCTGAGGTGCAGGATCGCATCAAAGAGCGCGAACGGTACAAGCCTTTCGTTCAGACGTTCGGCCGGATGCACCCCGACGACGCCCGTGCCGTACAGGAGTTTGCGACCGCTTTCGCGTCCGGTGACACCGAAACCGCTGTCCGATGGATGGTCGACAACGCCCGCACCCTCGCCGGAGATCGCTTTGACACCTACATCACCCCCGCCCAACAGCAGGCCATCAACACGCAGGTCGCCCAGCAGGCGTACTCGGACGGCAACAACGCTGGGATGACCCCTGAGCAGGTGGAACAGCTCGTCCAAACCCGGTTGCAGGAATCGTTTCAGCAGATTCAGCAGGCTCAGGTGCAAGCCCAATACGAACAGCAGATCGAGGAGACGTTGACCCAGCATGGTTTGGTACCGGACACCCCGCTCGCAACGGCTGCCATTGTGGCCGCGTCAAAACGATCCGACCTTGACCTCGCCGCAGCCATTCGTGAGGTGGAAGAACAAGTTTTGGCGCAAGCGCAACAGATCGCAAACAGACGCGCTGAAGCCGGTACGAGCATGGGTGCGCCAATCGTCAACGGAGTGCCGGTCGTCTCGACGAACGGACAGCAGATGACACCCCGTGAACGTGCGATGGCTCGCCTCGCACAGAACGGGCTGTGACGTAACGTCAGCACACGGGAAGGCACCTTTTAGTCGGGTGACCGCTGATGT